CCCTGCGGCCCAAGGATAACACAGGATTACTTACTATGACTAATGCAGGACAGTGCTTAATAATCGCCCAGGAGCTAAATAACATCAATTCTAGCCGCCTGGCCACGTTAATGAACGTAAGCCGCCAGAGAGTGTTTCAATGGCGTAAGCAGGAAAACATGAAGCTGCACACTGTGCAGGGATTGTGCCAGATATTTGACTTGACGCTGGATCAGTTTTGCCAGCTAAAGGGAGAATAAAATAAAACCCCCATTGCGGGGGCTTTACAGTAAGCCGGGGAAAGGCTTATACTTCTTGTGCGAAGAAGAAGAAAGGCAAGTTTACCATACTGTCCTGTACAGTACACTAGGTCTCCCTTTCTTTTTCTCTCAAGTGTTCGGGTGTGTGGCGTGGGAATTAATAACCCATGATCGAGAGTGACCCCTCTATTAGCACCTCCTAATCGGTTTGACTGCCGAGCAGGAAATAACGACGGCCAGGATGGCGTGATTCTAAATACGAGCACAAACTAGTCACTGAGTCGCTTTGCCCTCAGATTTAAAAATCTACTTTGCTAAGTAGAAAGGGTTATATCGTCTTGCAAATAATGAGAAAAAAAGTAAATATAAAGAAACATTTATTAAATACTGGGCGAGGCTTGCCGAGCCATGGGAGTGAGAGATGAGCGGTAAAGGAAGTAAACAGCGACCGACCAATAAAGTTGAGTTTGACAAAAACTTTGACAATATTTTCGGAAACAAAGATACTAAGGTTACTAAACCAACGGGGAAGTGCGATGAAAAAGTTAAGCGAAAATCAGTTATTAAAACAAATTAAGAAAAAGTTTGAGTACCGCGATGGTAACTTGTACTGGCGCGAAGGGAATGGCCGAAAGTCTGGAAAGATAATAGGCGGCGGCAAAGGTTTGTACAAGGTTTGCTGCATAAACAAAGTTTCCTATTATCAGCACAGAATTATTTTTTTATTTCACCATGGGTACATGCCCAAGTACCTCGACCACATCAACAACGACAGGCATGACAACCGGATTGAAAATTTACGCGCCGTGTCTGCACGGGAAAATCAGCATAACAGGTCGATCAATAAAAACAGCACCAGTGGCGTGAAGGGCGTATGCTGGCATAAGCCTGCGGGTAAGTGGATAGCTAAGATGCGCTGTGATACTAAAATGCATTATTGTGGGCTGCACGATAATATCAGTGATGCGGAGAAGGCCATCAAGGATTTGCGGGAAAAGCTGCACGGCAAATTTGCTAACCACGGATAAGGGGGCAACATGTTATTAAATACTAAAGAAGACTGGCAGCCAGATGAAGCTGACACTATCGCCTGGCAGAGATCGTATCCTGCCGTCAATGTCCACCAAGAGCTCATGGCAATGGAGTCCTGGTGCGACGCGAATCCAACCAAACGCAAAACGAAGCAGGGCATCAAGCGCTTTGTTAACTCTTGGCTAGCCAGGGCGCAGAACCAGGGCGGCTCTCCGATGGCCAAGAAGGCTGGCAAGAACGAAAGCATAAGGGCCAAGTCTATCGACATGCAGATGACTGACATCAGTTGGCTGGACACAGATGCGCAATTGTCGATGAAGCAGTATTATCTCGATAAGTTTGGATTTTATTACGACGGGGAGCTGAAGAATGCCTGACAGAAGATTCGACAGCAGGACTAGCGGTAAGCAGCCAAAAAAGTACAAATTTGTTGGAAGCCACGAAAACCTAGTGACAGGCTGTTTTTACACGCTGAGAGAGATCGCCGCCAAGACAGGCATAAAAAACAAAACGATGCACAGTAGGATGGTAGGTAAAGCTGAGGTTGGCGACAAGCAGGTAAGAGCAACCGAGGATGCGTTCGGCGGGATAGGGAAGTCAAAAGCCAGCCTATATGATCGTCTGGAAACGGCAGAAATGAAGCAAAGTGACAAATGGCTGAGGATGCGTCTATGAGCCAGGGCGATTATGTAAAGATATCGCACGCTGTTGAGGTCGATAAAAAAGTGCAGTATCTAATTAAAAGGCTGCAGGATTGGGATTACGCTGTTCCGCTTGCTATAAAATTGGAGCCCTGGGTAGATTCTCGCTCACTGGACCAGAACGCGTTATTCCACAAGTGGTGCAGGCAACTGTCTGAAAAGTTTATCAAAGACATTCCTGACGCGACACCAGAGGGTGTTAAGTGGATGATGAAGCATAAGTTTTTGCAGACTAAAACAATTAAGGTCGGGCAAACTGTTTTGAAGGACCAGATACAAAGTACAGCGAAGCTAAAAAAAGGCGAGATGTGCCATTTTATGGACGAGGTATATGCCTGGGCGGCTGACAGGGGTGTATATTTAGTGACGCCAGAGTACAATGAGTGGACTGAACTAAAGCGCAAGCAGGATAATTAGTATGCCAAATATAGACCCAGCACTTTTAATGGATTATGCAAATACTGCGAGGCAAGTAGAGATATGCCAGGCAGTCATAACAAATGGCAGCAACAACAAGGCAGCAAAAGCTCTGGGGGTGGATCGCCGCAGTGTTGATAAAGTGATGAGGGCTATGGAGAGCAGGGCTGCTAGTAAGGCAGTGGCACCGCACCGCAATGTAGACAATAAGACCATGGAGGGCTTTGAGGCTAAAAGGGTATCGACTGCGTTTAACTCTGATGGCGACATCGCTCTGCAGTGGGTTATCCAGGAGCCATTGAAGCGCAGCCTGCAAGAGAAGGTTGAGGCGATGATGGAGGGCATGAAGGATGACCTGGCTGGATTTAAGAAGCCGGTTAAGGCGCCAAAGAAAGTTAATGCCGACTACCTTGCCACCTATATCATCGGTGACCACCATTACGGGATGTTAGCTGATGCTGCTACCAAGCTGGACAACGACGACTGGGATATCAAGATAGCGACCAAGGTTCTTATTGACGCTGTTGACAGGCTGTTAGTTAGAGTAGGCGACTGTGAGACCGCGATCCTGTTAAACGTGGGTGACTTTTTCCACGCCGACTCAAGCAAAAACGAGACCACCGCTGGAACCAGGGTAGATGTAGATACTCGGATCGGCAAGACGTTTAAGCTGGCTGGTAGGTTGTTTCAGATGTTGATCGACAAAATGCTGACGGTCCACAAGAACGTAATAGTAGTAAATGTGCGGGGCAACCATGACAGCGATATGGCCTGCCACCTGTCTAGCTGCTTGGAGATTCTGTACCAGAAAGAGCCCAGGGTAAATGTGCTAGAAAACTACTCAAAGTTTTTGCATTACGAGTGGGGCAATAATATGTGGGTCTACCACCACGGGGACCGGATAAAGCCAGAGCAGATACTGCAGACGGTTATCAAGAACCTGGACAGCGAGTGGTCATCACATAAGAATAGGTACTGTCTCCTGGGGCATATACACCACCATGTTAGCCGGGAGTATGGCAGCATGCAGTTCTCCTGGTTCGGTAGCCTTACTTCTACAGACCAATGGCACTCAGATTCGGGATATGGATCAGAGCGGAGCATGACGGCTATTGTCTACCATAAAAAATACGGTGAAGACTCCAGGGTGAAGATCACAGTGGAGGCTTTGGATGGGTGATGTTATTTCGCTGCATAAAAAGAAGACCCACATTAAAAGGCTTTATTGTGAATGTGGAATCGCTCTGTCGTATTGGATTGATGATCACGGTGATAGCTATGGTTTATGTCATCGCTGCGATCTTGATACGCCTGATGAAATTAAAATCCAAATTGAGGAGAATACAGAATGAAGCACGCTACGAGCGAAGACTGGCGACGATTAAAGCAATCTATACCCGCAATCGAAGAGTGGCCAGCAGATGATGCGGTAAATAACCCTAGCCATTACAGAGCCGGCGGCATCGAGTGCATCGAGGCCATTGAGGAGTCTATGACCCCAGAGGCATTTCGCGGATATCTGAAAGGCAACTGCATGAAGTATCTATGGCGGTATACCTACAAGAACAACCCTGTCGAGGACCTGCAGAAAGCTCAGTGGTACCTGGCGAAGCTAATCA